AGACACAAAGAGTTTAAAAATATAGACAGTTTAAATGCTATTGAAAACAAACATTTAAACCATATACAATTAATAGAGTCTTTTTTAAATTAATTGGTCGTCTATTTTTTGATATGTAGGTAACTTGAAAACAGACCACCCATCTGTAGCCCAATACATATAAAAGAATAAATAAGGAGCTTCAAAAGCAGGGTCTGTGTAATCAGCAACAAGCCACTCTCCTGGAGAACCTCCAACATCATCTGTTTGTAAATAATGAGCTTCTCCCTCTACAGCTTCACCATCTTTCGTAGGGGATTTACCGTGTTTATCTTTATACCCTGTGTTTAATACTTTATTTCTCCAACCCCATTCACGAAAACAAACAATCTCTATCTCAAAAGAAACCTCCCAATATGATTTACCATCTGAATCCTTTTTGACAGTAGGACTTATTTTACGCATTTTAGCACCGTAAGGTCTTATAGATACACCCCCTATTTTAATTTTGGATTCATTAACTGTATCTAACATTAACATACAATTATGGGGGTCAAATCTATTCCAACTGTATGTTTTTCTAATCACAATGAGTAAGTTGTTTCTTGTAATCATAATAGGAGGGTCAAAACGATACCCTGCACTATTTTTAACAACTTTTGAAGGTTCTAACCACTTATCTGCATTAGTATAAGAATACTCACCTGCTTCTTGATAAGGTACATAAGAATACTGTATATCTTCTATTTCGTTATCGGGGTCATTAGTTGTATCACTTGGACCATCAGGTTTACTCCAAACAACATCTACAAACCATATAAATCTATTTTCATCTTGAAGTGTAGGAGTAATACTTGTTACTTGAACAGTAGAATCCTGAGGGTGAGTTGAATGAAGAACAGGAATACCTGTTGCACCACAAATGTTAGGGATAGGTTCAGTAATATCATCTGTTTGCACAATATAACTATGTGTGTATGTATTACCGTCTTTAGAAAAAGACCCTGTTCTTCCTTTTACTCTTTCATTTACTGATACTATTGCCATTTTTTAGTTCTCCTTTTTATTATGGTATTGCATACATTACATGTGTTACATTTGAAGTAGAAACCCTGTTATAATTTACTTGTTTGTTTAATTTAAGGTCTTCTTTTGCTACTTTCAACTGTGCTTCTAGTAGTTTCTTTTGCCAATCTAAGTCAGAACCCTCTGCTTTCAATCTTGCTTGGTAGTCTCCTAAAGTTCCTTGTTGGTGTGCTCCTGCATATTTAGTTGAATCTAACTGACCATTTAAACCTGTTCCATCTTTATCTCCTGCAAATTGAAATTTATGCATAGGAACAGTTACACTTTTCATTAATGCCTTTGTTTTTAAAAGCCACGCTTGCCCAACTGCCTTCCAACCACCACTAGGATTATTCTTTTTGTAATCTGCTACTTTTGCATTATACTTTTCTTCTAGTAGGATTTTTAATCTGTCCTCTTCTGCTTTAACAAGTTTCTCTAAAACTTCACCTCTTTCAAAAGTAAGGTCTTCACTTCCATATTCAGTCTTTAAATCTTCTAAATATTTAGAAGTTGTTCCTTTTTCAAGTCCTACTGCTAATTTAGCGGCTTTTACAACATCTTCCTGTGCTAAAGCCTTAGATTGTGCAGTTTCAAGCATTTTATCTCTATTCTTTAAAGTAGATTCAGAAGCATTACCCTCTGTTGCATCTTTTAAAGAGGTTCTTGCTGTTTCAACATCTTTGTAGAAAGTTGATAATAGTTTCTTTGCACTTATAAGTTCTTTTTCTTTTGCTGTCTTTTCAGGTGATTTAAAGACCATATTATGTGCTTTTGCTATGTTATCTGTTCTTATTTTATTTAACTCTTGCTCAAGTTTCATAATTGTATCGTGGTAACCTAAAGCCTTTGTTGTAAGTAAATTGTATTTGTCGCCACCTTCTTCAATAAATCGACCAACAAGGTCTTTCATTCCTACCCTCTATTTTTGTAGCTAAATCAGATTTCATTGATTTTCTTAAAGTATTAAACTTCTCATCAAATCTTAATGCAGTTGTTTGCTTTGTCTTTTCTGTTCCTGCTAAAGTGTTGTAGTGGTCACCTAGTAGTTTAATATCTTTTATCTTATCAAAAACACCTTTAGTTGTTTTTGCTTGTAAGTCCCAAATATCTGTAGTTTCTTGTTCAAAATCAAAAGGACTATTTCTTAAATAAGAAGGTGTGTTGTATGTTGTTACTTCTTGATAACCTTTTGCTTTTTCTTCCTCTGTTATTCCATTTTGAGCATTCCCACGAATTAGACGCTTGTTAGTTGTTACGCCACCATACAAAATAGTATCAACTTTTTTCTGCATAACTTCAGGGGATTCTCCCATAGACCCTAAGAAAGCATTCTTTATTTGGATTCCTAATATCTCTCCACCTGCTTGAAACATTACTAAAGCCATCTTCATTAATCCTTGCCAAAAAGAAGTCCACGCTCTAAATACTGTTGTTAATTGACTCTCTCCAGAACCTCCTCCCATAAGAAAACTCATTTTCTTAACTAAATCAGTTACATAATACATTAAATCCGTTATCCACATTTTAGCACTAATGTAAAAACTTTCCCAATATCTGTATACTTGTTCGGAATAAGATAAGAAAGTTCCTAATCCATTAACAACATTTTCAAATGAAATATTTGCAATAGTATCACTAAGTGACTTTGAACCATAATACAATTCTTTTATATAGTCAGTTATTGGTTTTAATAATCCGTTTACCTTTTGAAGTGCAACGGCAATTCCTGTAAATATAACTAAAGCAGGTGTGATTAAAGGTGGTATAAATGTTAATAAACTTCCTAACATTGCAACCCCTCCTACTACTGTGGCTATAACAGCACTTAAATTAATCCACTTGATAATCATTCTTAAAGTTTCTTTAGGTATTGCTCTAATAAAATCAATTAATCGTATCATTCTTTGAAGTAAAGGTTTCAATGCATCAGTAAATCCTTTGAAAACTCTTCCTATCAATACTTGTGTTTTACCTGCAATAATCCTACCATTTCTAAAACAGGAACTCCTCTAATAGCGAAATCTCGTAACTCTCTACCTGTTAGTTTCCCTTGTGTTTTAGTCTGCATAAAGTTTAATGCTAAAGCTCTGAACCTTTCTGCACTTCCTCCTGCAATATCTCCTAAAGTCTTTAAACTTGCTTTTACATTGTTTGCAGTCATTCCTACACCTAAGAGCATTTTAGAAGCTTCAAGTAAAGGTTCAGGAGTAAAAGGTGTTACATTACTAAATTCTACTATATAGTTGTAAAATTTACCACCTTTTTTCATATCTCCCATAAAAGTTCCCATTACCAATTCTGCTTGCTCTATGCTACTTGCAAACTTTAATCCAATGGCGTTTATTCCTGCAAGAGGTAAGACAGTCCATTTAGCCATATTTTTAAACAAGGAAATACCCATAATACCTGCACCTTGCATTGTATCTTTTATAGACGAACCTACTTTGCGGAAAGCACCTATTATTCTTTTGGCAGATTTAATCCCTGCTCTTTGTATCTTGTTAAGAGAGTTTCTTGCAAATTTAAAAGTATCAACTGCTAACTTTTTAACAGCTCTTCTTTTCCAAGCAAGTTCCCTCTTCATTAAAGCAATTCTTTTTCTTTCAACCATTTTAGCATAGTCTATTGCTATTTGAGCATTCTTTTTTTCTGCACTAGAAAGAACTTTTTTAGGTTTCCCTGTAGGAACTCTACCTGTATTAGTTCTTCCTATATCTTGTTTTTTACTTAATTGAGCCTCTTTCTTTATTAAGGCATCTATATTTGCTTGTCTTTTTTTGTTAATTGCATCGTTTGTTTTTTGTAGTTTATTTGCATCAGATTCTCTTTTCTTTAAAAAATTATCATACATTTTTTGTAACTTATCAACCCTTGCTTTTTCTTTGGTAAAGGCTTGTTTTCTTTTTGCAACATTACTTTTTGCATCATTTTTTACTACTTTAAACTCTTCTTTTGCATTCTTTTTACTTTGTTTTCTACTCTTTTTTGTAAAGGAAACTCCCTCTTTCGACTTAGCATCCATTGCTTTAAGTTTATCTTGTAGTTTCTGTTCTTCTTTTAGAATAGAAGCTGCCTTTGCTTTTTGACCATCTTTTTGTTTTTTTACCTGTTCTTTTACAAAATTCCTATCAAGAGTTCCTCTACGCACACTCTTTTTCCGAGCACCTTGAAATTGGGACTGTGAATCCTCTGTCCTCTTATCCATATTACCTAGAGCATCTTGTAACTTTTGGTTATCTTGTTTAATTCTTTTAACTCTGTCTGCTACTTTTGCTTGCACACCTTTTAAATCGTTACTCCAATTCTTTTTACTTTGGTTTTTAGTTTGGTTTTTTTGGTTGGTTTTTTCATCCATTGCTTTTAAACTGTCTTGTAATCTTTGTTTTTCTTTTAGAATTTTTTGTGCATTATCTTTTACACCTTTTAAATCACTACTCCAATTCTTTTTACTTTGATTTAAATCCTTATTACCCTTTTTCTTTTTTTGGTTGCTTTTTTCATCCATTTTTTGTAATGAATCTTGTAAACTTTGTCTTTGTTTTAGAATTTTATCACTTTCTCTTCGTACAAGTTTTCTGTCTTCTACTCCTCTTGAAGTACTCTGTTTTTTGGTCTTTTTTGAATAGTTATAGTTATCTTTAGACCTATCATTCATTGCTTTTAAGGCTTTCTGTAGTTTTTGTTCTTCCTTTAAAATGCCTTTTGTCTTTGCTTGTGTGTTCTTTTCATTTTCTTTTTGGAGTTTTTGTGTTGCTTTTGAAGAAGCTTGTGTTGCTTTTTCAAACAAAGAAGACATTCTTTTAGTTACATCTTTTGTTGTTTTTAAGATTGATGCCATTGAATCTCTAAACTTAGCCACATCAGCTGTTATTACTAATGACACATCAGTTAAATTTGTTTCTCCTCCCATTATACACCTGCTAGTTTAATTCTTTTAATTTCTTGTTGTTGTTTAACTTGGGCATTGTGTTGGTCTGCGAATGCTTTTAGTTTATTTGCGACTATTTGTTCCTTTGATTGACTTTCTCTTTCAAAATCAATAATGAAATCTTCCAATTTATGACCTTTTCCTCCTACTACAGAAGCTACTACATAACACAAAAGAGCATTTCTTATATCTGCTCTTTCTTCTCCACTAGGATTAGTTCTTTGAAAAGCAAGCCATTCAGCAAACTCAACAGAAGAAATCTCCTGTTGAGCTCTTTGAACTGACATACCCAAAGTTCTTGCAAGTTTAAACCACTGCCGTCTCTCTGGACGGCTCTTTAGTTTTTTTCAATGACCTCAATTTCTTCATCACCAATACCATTGACTGATGAAATTTTATCAAAGAGTCTTGTAAGAACATCTGCATTTTTTGTATTAAGTGCGTCAATGTCTTCTTTTGAAGTAAACAGTTTTTTTCCTGTAGCAGGGTCTACTAAACCCATTGAACAAGCCTCCGCTCGTAAACCGATTACATCGATGTCCTTGCCTCCGTTTTTACTTCTTTTTTGTATCATATCTTCGAACTTGTCTCTTTCAAAACCTCCGAATACTTTGATACCAACAGTAACTCCCCACTCTTCTACTTCTACTTTTTCTATCTTGCAATCTTTTGCAGATAATATTACTTCTTTTAAATTCATATTGTTCTCCCTTTTTTATGAATTGATTAAAAACTTACGAACCTGCAGTAAATACCATTTCTCCTGAAACTTTCCAAGTGGCACTTGCTGTCATTTTGTCTTCTAAAGGCATCTTAACATCGAAACCAGTACAAACTGTATCAAATACATATTTAGCAGCTGTGGTCTCTGATCCTTGTAAAGGGAATGTTAAAGTGCATACTTCTGTAACAACTCTATCTCCTGTTCCACTTACGAAAAATGGATTTTTTCCAGGCATATAAGATACATCAACTTTTAATTCTCCTGCATCGATTAAATCAGATGAAATAAATTCTTTATAATCAACAGAACCCATGTGAGTTACATCGATTGTTTCTCTTGACATATCGGGACCACTTATGTCCTGTATATCACATGTAAATAAACTTGTAGCAAATGC